TGGAGACCTGCGACAGCCTGGGTATGTGTACTGGGCTTCATGGTGAACTTCCTTATATCACCTCTAGCTGCACCCTTTGGTATTACCGTACCACAAGCAGACACTTCTACCATGCTTCCAGTGCTTATGGGGATGCTTGGGCTAGGTGGTCTTAGAACAATGGAACGTGTCAAAGGTGTTGGTAAAAGTAAGTAGAAACAGTTTTGTCCACCCTTAGAGAGACAAACTAGAAAAACAATAAGGAGTGTCTATGTCTGGCAAAGGTTCATCCCCACGACCCATCCCAAACAGAAAACAATACGAAGATAACTATGATGCTATCTTTGGTAAAAAAGAAGAGAAGCTAGAGTACAAGAAGTGTGAAAAGTGTGGTCAGTACTGGGAGACAGAAACTCCAGGTAACAACCACAACTGCCCATGTCCAGAAGACATATTACAGTAAAAAGTTTCCTCAAAGAAAGTGACCAATTTCCCCTATGCGGTCACTCTATTCAAGTCTAAATAGGCTGCATCGGTTGTCGTAAAAGGCAATCGGTGTTTTTTTGGCAGTTGTGTCCACCCTTATAAGTCACTTGATTGTACGCCATACAAAGACTACACTCAGAGTTCAGTCGCTTGACTGGTTCGGGGTGGCTCCCTACAGCAGTTCAGACAACAGCCCCTTTGTCCCACTACGGTGGACCGAACAAAGGTAAAGAGCCCTGGGCCAGGATGGCCACGAAGGCACTACTCTAGAATCATATCGATTGATAATCTATTGTAGTTTCTAAGGGTTTTTTAATGGTGGGCCCAGTAGGACTTGAACCTACGACCAATCGATTATGAGTCGACTGCTCTAACCAGCTGAGCTATGGGCCCTACTACTGAAAAACCTAAAAAAACTTAGAGACGGCAATTGATTTTATGCTTTAGAAACCACGATTGAAACAACTATTGAAACTATTGTTTCTCACCAGGCTCCTTCGGGAGCTTTTTTTATGTCTGAGGGAAATTACTATGACTACATACGATGTTGGAGAAATCATTTCTTACCGAGGCCACGATTGGCTGATAGACAAGATTAGTTATTTACGACTCGAAGTAATTGCTTTAACAAAGAAACGCTATGACCACAAAAAGCCAGATGGCTTTATCGGGTGGAGAGCAGTTTTCTACGTCCATAAAGATGATGGACACATAATCTAACGACAGGCTCCTTCGGGAGCTTTTTTTATGCCTGGGAGAAAATCTAATTAGTTTTGTCCACCCTTAGAGAATCAAACAGGCACCAACGTAACTGAGGGCCATAACAATGGAAACATTAAATAAATTCTTAGCGAAAAATGCACACCGTCTTTGGAAAGACAAATACTTAAACGATTGTATCTTTATGGTGCAAAGGTTAAGTAACTTTGAGGACAACGAGACTAAGTCTCTAGATGACTTCAAGGCTGCTGACATTTATACCTTTATGGACCACCTGTCTAAACAAGGTCTAAAAGATACAACCATTAACAGATACCTGGCTTGCTTCAGTGTTGTGTTTAGCATGGCAGTTGAACAAGACCTAATGACTCAAGTACCTAAAGTTCGATGGAAGAAAGCACGTAACCACAGACCTAGGTTCTTTAGTGATACTGAAGTCAAAGACCTTACAGAGTTCCTAGCAGACTCTGACCACCCCTGGATGGCTGACTTTGTCACCCTGGGGGTGAACACTGGAATGCGGTTAGGTGAGATTGTCGGTATCAACAACCAAGATACCAAGAAGACATCAGGAACGCTTTCTGACTGCGGTCAGTTCATCACATTGTCTAACACCAAGAACGGTGACGAAAGGCTTGTACCGCTAAATATAAAGGCACAACAGGCACTAACTAACCTGAACAACTGTCCATCAAAGTTTTATTCCCACAGAAGGTTTTACAACACTTGGAATGAAGCAAGGGATGCACTAGCAAGGGGCGATGAACATTATGTCTTTCACGTACTGCGCCATACTTGTGCAACCAGGTTAGCTATGGAGTTCAATGTTGATGCAATCACACTAGGTAAAATCTTAGGACATAAATCTCAAGCGACTACTGCTAAATATGTTCACGCACAACCTAGTTCACTCCAGAACATCATGTCTAAACTTGAAGCAACCAGGGAGGCATCATGAGTACTACAGTCTTCCCAAGCAACTGCAAAATGAACGACTGGCAATACTTTGTTGAGCTCATGTACCAACGTGAGCTTGATGCCAGAAAGTTCTATGAAATACCTCCGATACAAAAACAAACCTTTTATGAAACTAACTTAGCTAACTTGATGGCACACTTTAATGATTGCCTAGAAGAAGGAGAAATATCATGAGTATTAAATGGAAAGAACACCTTAGCCTGGTCCAATGTACAACCCCTGAATACCTATGCGACCACTACGACAACGAACGTATAAGACGATGGGTTGATAAAGCTTCAGAGAAGCTATCTAAGGCTATTGACCAAGATTTAAAGGATGTCCATCATGTTAAACACATGGATGGTGAGAGAGAGCTTTTAGCTGATTGTATAGATGATGGCTTGAGAGCTATTGAAGATGCAACACACCTCTTGAAGACACTGCAAAAAGAGTTGGCAAGGTAATTGCTAATTACATATGCATAGGGCCACTTCGGTGGCCTTTGTTGTTATAAGAATAAGATAATCTAAGGTGATAACTATTCGCATTTAGTTTTGTCCACCCTTAGAGAAACAACATGGGAGACATTAGCATGGAGCAGATTGCATCTGATTTGCTCAAGGAAGAGATTGCACGAGAACAGGAGATGTTCAGAGAAGGACGTGAAAGATACCTAAGTAGGCTAGAGAATAACAATAAGCCTTCCACACAAAACAACCCACATAGATTAATAACTGATGCATTACCTAATGTGTCTGATGCCATTAGAAACACTATAGAGGCAGAAGACAGAAAGGGCGATGGTCGAAAGTATTCCTGGTACAAAGACATCAAGTCTGTAGACACTGACTTACTAGCGTACCTAGGTCTTAACTCATGCATGGATGCAGTGGCTGCAGGTTCATCTTTAACCTCAGCAATAACTAAGGTTGGTCAGAGAATAGAGCTAGAGTCCTGGGCAGCAGGTCTAAAGGAACATGATGTTAATTTATCAAGAAGGATTGAATCAAAGGTTACTAAAGACCACTCTAGTGACCGCTACAGGATAAAAGCAGCACGTATCATTGCCTCTAAAGCAGGATACGAAAGAACCAAGTGGACTGAAGAGCGAAGAGTTAAAGTAGCTACTCCAGTTATCAATGCGATACTTGAGTTCAGTGGTGTCTTTGACATATGGGAACAAAAGAAACCTAAGAACACAATCAGAAGAATAGGTCTTACAGAAGAAGCATCTAAACGTCTTGCAGATATGGACTTTGACTCTTCTTGGCAAGAACCTATGTTAGCCCCAATGATTATCGAGCCTAAGCCTTGGACTAGGTTTGACTCTGGCTGTTATTACGATGATGTTACCGCTGCCCAGGTTCCCCTGGTTAGAGGTGCAACACACTCCCAACGTAAAGCAGTACAGCACCAGTTTAAAGACAATGGTGAGGTCCCAGATTATGTTGAGGCTATCAATGCAATCCAAAGTACACCTCTAGTAATAAACCACTACGTCCTCGCTGCCGTTAACTGGGCATGGGATGAAGCGAAGGTCTTCAGTAAGTTTCCACGTAAGGAAAAGATTGAGCACTTAAAGAGACCAGGCGAGTGGGAGTCTTTGTCTACCTATGACAAGAAAGGATGGACTTTAAAAGCTAGAGAAGTAAGAACTAAGAACCGTGAAATCGATGGTGCCAGGGCTTTAATGCTGCAAGACCTTTCAACAGCAAATGAGTTAGCCAACTTTGAACAATTCTGGCTGCCTTGGAACTTTGATTTCAGAGGACGTGTCTATCCAGTGCCACACTTTAGTTACCATAGAGATGACCACGTCAAAGCTATGTTTAACATGAAGAACACTAAGAAGATGGATGACAGTGCAGCCTTTTGGTTAGCCGTCCATATTGCTAATGTCGGTGACTTTGACAAGATTAGTAAGCAGTCATTAGACGCTAGGGCTGCCTGGGTCGAGGATAACAAGGAAAAGATTTACGATGTTGGTAGGGATGCCAAAGCTACTTTTGACTACTGGTCTACAGCTGATAAACCTTTTCAGTTCCTGGCTGCTTGTCATGAGTTTGCTAACTACATGGACTACGGTAATGAGTATGAATCTGCCTTAGCACCATGCCTGGATGGAACCAACTCAGGTGTTCAACATTATGCTGCAGCATCGCTTAATGAAGGCGATGGTCACCTGGTTAATCTAGTGCCTTCTGAGAAGCCTCAAGACGTTTACAATGCGGTTGCTCAAGCTACCAACGATAAGCTCTTAGAGGACGATTCTGAGCTCTCTAGACTATGGTTAAAGCTAGGTGTAACCCGCTCTACGGTTAAGCGTAATACGATGACCTACGGCTACTCTAGTGCCAAGTTTGGTTTTGCCGAACAGCTGTATGAAGACACTATGAGACCCCTAGCTGACAAGGTCATGAGAGGCGAGCTAAAAGAGCATCCATTTGGTGATAAAGCAGAGCAGCAACTTGCAGCTAGACACCTGGCAGGTATGAACTATGAGTCTGTCCAGGAAGTCATAAGTAGTGCAGCAGCAGGTATGTCTTTTTTCCAAAGTGTTGCAGGAGCCTTGGCTCACGAAGGTAAACCATTCAGATTTGTAACCCCTGTTGGTTTTCCAGTGATACAGAAGTACACCTACTGGGATGTTAAGAAGGTCAAGATATACCTTCACGATAGAGAAGCAGGTGTTTTAAAGAGAACACAGATATCCGTGAGAGAGAAAGCTAACAAGCGGATAGACAAGAAGAAAGCTAAAGCAGCTGTGTCTCCTAACATTATCCATTCTATGGATTCAGCACATTTGTTATTAACGGTTCTAACTGCTAAACAAAATGGCGTGAATGATTTCTTCTTAATTCATGATTCATTTGGAACCACCCCCACAGATACCGATGTAATGTACCAGGCTGTAAGAGCGTCATTTGTCGAAATCTATAAGGACTATTGTCTGTATGAAGATGTCCTATCACAAGCAAAGCAGCAGCTAACCTATGAAGGCTGCAAAAAGCTAGAAATAGAGATTCCATCAAAAGGTAACCTAGATTTAGACCAGGTCCTGGAATCAGAATACTGCTTTAGCTAATCAACAAAATCTCAATGCCAAACGAGGGTAGGCGTTTTGTCCACCCTTAGAGAAGCATTCGAGGTAAATATATGCATCCACGAGAACGTGTCTTAGGACTTGCTGAACTGTTACGTCAGCGAGGTGAGCCTTATACACATAAATTAATCAATGAAGCGCAGAGATTAGGTGTAGACCTACCAACGTGCAAAATCCCACAAAACTACGAAGAAACTAAAACTAAGGAGACTGAGCATGGCTCAAGCAAAGATTAAATTCACAACAACAGCAGGTAGAGCACAATACCCCTGGTTAAACGAACCAGACACTGCTTTTGGTGGTGACCCAAAGTACAAAACAAACTTGATAGTAGAAGATGCTGCAGAGCTTATTGCACAGATTGAAGATACTGCTAGTGAAGAATTTGGTTCTAAATGGAAGAAAGCAAGAATGCCATTTAAGACTGATGAAGATACTGGTGAGACAGTGTTTATTGCAAAATCTAAATATGCTCCGCACTTCTTTGATAGCAAAGGACAGAACCTGGTAGGCAAACAAGTGCCTAATTTATGGGCAGGTTCAGTGTTACGTCTAGGTGGCTATATTGCACCTTACAACGTGTCTGGAGCAAACGGCATCCAACTGCAGCTAACTAGAGTCCAGGTAATCAATCCTGTTACTAGTGGTAACCAGTCGGGTGATGGGTTTGATGCCATTGAGGGTGGCTATGTAGGTGATGATATCTTACAGGAAACTTTCGATGCCAAAGAACCAGAAGAAGAAGTGGCAGCAACAGCGGACCGCTTCTAAAAGTAAACAACGTGGTATCAAACATGGTTACCGTAGTGGATTAGAAGACAAGGCAGCTGCTCAGATTAAAGCAGCAGGTGTTCAACTCTTATATGAAACAGACAAGGTCAACTATGTAGTACCCGAACGCAATGCTAAGTACACCCCAGACTTTAGGCTGCCAAAGAAAGGCGGCTTTTTTTATGTCGAGACAAAAGGTATTTGGAATGTTGGTGATAGGCAGAAACACTTGCTAATCAAACAACAACATCCAGACTTAGACATCAGGTTTGTATTTAGTAATTGCAATTCAAAACTCTATAAAGGGTCGAAAACAACCTACGCTGCTTATTGCGATAAGCATGGGTTTGTGTATTCACACAAGACGATTCCTGAAGAGTGGTTACACGAAGGAAACTAAAGTGTAGCTAAGGAGAGCCAGGGTCACCTCAGAGATGGGGTGGCCCTTTTTTTTTGTCTGGGGGAAAGTAAATGTTACAAATACAAGAGACTCATGATGACTCTACATTCGTTAGTCATACTGAGTGTGAACACTGTGGTTCTAAAGACAACGCTGCCGTCTATGACGATGGCCACATATTCTGCTTCGGCTGCCAAACCTATACACCACCAACTGACCAGGTGGACCAGGAAAAGCTGCCAAGCAAACTTAATAAAGATTTACTCCAGGGAACACATAGCGACCTGGGTGCCAGAGCTCTTTCAATTAGCACCTGTAGAAAGTTTGACTACACCATAGGTACATACAAAAACCGTCCTGCTCAGATAGCTAACTATCGTAATGAGCATGGTGAGGTAGTAGCACAAAAGATAAGAGACTCAGAGAAGAACTTCACCATCCTGGGCGAAGCTAAGAAGATGGGATTGTTCGGACAGCACCTTTGGAACACTGGTAAAAAGCTAGTGATTACTGAAGGCGAATT